GTGGCAAAAACTTGAAACTGGTTACCTGCGTTAAACAAAATATCGCCGTTGCTGCCAGGTGTAGTATCACCGGTTACAACGGTAGCGCCTAATGCTATTCTTTCTAGCAACAAAAATGTAGCATTTGAATTGGGTGTAGTGTTGTATGCTTCACTATTATACTGCACATAAGTGCTGCCCACTGGGATGTTTTTGCCACCACCTGTTGGGTCAAGACCATAATTTGCTGAACCATCATATGAATACACTGGACTGCTTTGCAAGACCCAGGTGTCAAGTGCAGCACTGTAATTTTTCATTTTTACACTCATACCATTGCTGGCAGGGCTGATATTTTGCCATATAGAACCTGTGGGTGCTGGATTAACGTCTGTGGTTCTCCAACGAGGTGCCTGATAGCTGTATCCTGGAAAATAACTTGGGGCTCGGTATTCAACAGGGCTAATACCTAAAGCAGTCAACAATGCAGCACCACCGATGGTACCTGTTGTGATACTGACTACGCCACCATTGTCTGTAGATCCGTCATTACTGGCAGCACTGTCTGCATAAATTGTCAGTTTGTTGCTGACTGCGGCAGCAGTTATACCAGGAATAGGCACGTTTGTGATTGCAGTAGCAAACCCTGCAACTGTGCCGCCGGCTGGTACAGTAACCAATTGTCCATTGATGTACATGTTAGAACCCACTGTCAGCCCAGCACCAGCCACAGAGTTAGTACCTTGAACTGTGGGCCATGAATTTTTCCATGCATCAGAACCTAACAGAACCCAGACGTTATCTGAATTTTTGTAGTAGTTTTGATTGTTCAAACTGACCGCGCTCACAGCATAATCGCCAATGCTGCCAATTGTGGTAAGTGGAGTGTAATCGCCACCTGCATAATCAACCACATCTGCAATGTCTGTGATCACAATAGGAACTTGGTTAGTAAATGTTGCGGCAGTTTGATCCCATTCAAAGATCCCCCAAAGACTGGTACTAGTGTCTAGCCAATAAGTGCCATTGTTGGCATCGCCTGTGGGACGACTCAAACTTGCAGTTAGTTCTGTGAGATCAATGTCCGCACGTTGTATATAGGCACGATTTGTAACGCCCAGTGCAGAGTATGCTGCCAACAACCCGTATTCGTTGAGTTCGTAACCGTTGATTGGTGTACCAGTAGTGGTGTTGTAGAAGAATGGCACGCCAAATGTGGCTGCCAAATCACGTTGACTGGTGATAAGATAAGTTTTATTTGCGTTGGCAGCGGTTGTACCTGCTGCTACACCTATGCCAGCTGCATCAGCTTTGTTCTGTGCAGTGGCAATCAAAAAATAGGGTACTGTGTTTACAGCGGAAGGGATATATTGACTCTCGTCAATTACTGTTACTTCTACGCCTGGTGATACTAGTGCCATGGTTGGTTCCTTTTCAAGTTATTGATATTTATTGGCATACCCAAAAAAACCCAGTTTACGCTGCCCTTTGGCAAAGGTCCAAGCACTAAATACCCCATGAGACCCATTTGTCAAGCCTGTAATCAGCGATCATGTGCTGTGAACTACATCCGAGAAGACGTCACACACTATCGCAGTCGCTGCGAAACTTGCCAACGCAAGGATCGAGGAATCAAATCCAGAGAACCACGTTGGAAGTCAGCAGGATACAAGAAAAAACCCGCATGTGATAAATGCGGGTTTCGAGCAAGGCTTGCTAGTCAGTTGTTGGTGTATCACATTAATGGTGATCTCAACAATGTTACATTGAGAAACTTGCGTACAGTTTGTCGCAACTGTGTGGAAGAAATAGCCAAGACCGAAGTTACTTGGCGGGCGGGCGATCTTGAACCAGACGTTTGACCTGCTGATACAAATCATCTAGTGTGCCGTTGTTGTCCAGCACTACATCAAACTTGGTGCCCACCCAGGCAGTTTCTGAGTCATGCACCCCCAGTTGTTCTAGTTTACGCCCACTAAGTGACCAAGTTGAATTGCCGTTGGGCCCTCGATTACGACTCACAGCCGCATCGTACCACTCAGGTTCGGGACCACGCACCACACGCACCACCAGGCCACCTGATTGTTTGATGGCTCGAATTTCGTTGGGAAATCTACAGTCACTTATGACCACATCATCCCGGCTGTTGCGCAGTTTGTTTTCCAAACTGGCAATCCAGATGTCGTCGTGAAAGTTTTTGCGGCATACTTCTGTGCCCCATTGCTGTAGAATAAAACGTGGAGTCAAGTGTGGTATGCCCAGGCGTTGAGCCCACCATGGATCCACTTGCTCACGCCATTCACGAGCTTGTTTTGTACGCCCTTCTAGCATGGTTCTGTCCCAACCAAACACCTGTGCCACAGCGTCTTTGAGTGTGTTGGCAAAACTTTCTCGTCGGAAGTGATGTAGATTCACAAGATAGTCTGCAATGGTATCTTTGCCTGAGCCAATAAATCCACAAACGCCAATGATCATGCCAGTTCCTTGATATCTAAGTGTTTCAAGGTTGCTTGCAACATGTCAATCTGTCTGCGGCAGTCTTCCAGCGCATGGTGACTGGTTACAGGCTTGGGCAACCCTGGGTACAAACTATATACCGTTCGTGCATCACGGATCTTATAATATTGCCAGGGCAGAGGCTTGCTATAACTCTTGTAAGCATGTTCCAGGATGTTGGCATCGTATGTAGGGCCGTTCATCCAGATGCGATTGCATTTCCAGCACAATTTATGAAGTTCATCCAAGGCTTGATCTAGTGGGATACGCCCATCTTCTGCAAAGGCTTCGTCCTGTGCGGCGCCTTGGGTAGCCCACCAGTCTATAGTGCCTTGTTCAATGGTGCGTGTCTCTTGGCTTTCAAGATCAATTCTGGCATAATATTTGTGTTCGTAGTAGCCGGTGCCAAGAGGATCAAACGCCTGAGCCGCAATGGTTAGGATTGTTGCGTCAGGGCCTGTGGCCAAACCTTCAATGTCGATCATTAAGTCCATGCTGTATTATAGCAGGATTTTAGAAAAAAGTATACGCAGTTTAACCAATAACGAATGTAAGTGGCTGACTTCCGTCCACATACATTACCAATTGATTGATCAGCAGATCCATTTCTACTTTGGCTTCTGACTTCATGGCCGCACCGTTCAAACTGCCGCCGCCTTGCGGTCCGGCTATAGTGCCAAATTTCTCACGTGCTTCACCAATGATCATTTTGCAGTTGGCCACCATGTAATCTTTGATCCATTGCTGTATTTGATGATCACTCAGCAAGTTGAATTCAGGTTTCAAGTTGTAGGTCCACAACAACACAGTTTCGCCAGAACCTTTGGGATCGCGGATCAGTTGCAGTTTCTTAGTAACAGGATTCCAAGTGTAGTTCATGTAGGCACCAAACATGCGCCCGGCCAGTTCAATGTACTGACTGTAGAAGTCGTACGTGGCTAAGCCGCCTGCCACGTTGAAGTTCATCAAGTACACGTTGATTGACGCCTGTGCAAATGGATCAAAGTTTGACGCAAACGGTCCTGAACTGTCGCCAAATGTTCTGCGGAATATTTGACGCACACTCACAACTTCTTGCGGTAGTTCGTAGATGTTGACATCTGCTACCAATTGCATGAAACTGTAACTTTCTTCGTAGGCGTTGTTGGCTCGTTGGCGGTAAGTGCCTATGGTTTTTTGATAAGCCGCTTCGTAGTGTGAGGGGTCTAATTCTAGGTCAATGATATCACCGCCCAACTGTAGCTTGACATACTCTATCAAGTTTTGCTTCAGTGTGGGCAGTGATTGTTGTTGCTGTTCTGGCATGTGGGACTCCAAGTCCCTGTATTTACCAGGCTTTGAGCACTACCAAGTTCTCAGTTCCGCGCCCATTGAACGGGGTTTCTGTTGTGGTAAGGTCCTTGTAGATCTTACGTGCCGCTGGCTTGCCTGCGGCTTGTACTGCTTTGACAACATCTGCTGGCTTGCGCACAGTTTTTTGCATGGTCTCAATAGTGCTGAAACCAATAATGCTGTTTGACTTCACAGTAAACGCCTGTGTATGACTGTCAGCAACAAGGTGGATCAACTTGCGCTTTTTGGTGTCATACAACCATGCTTCGGCTTTGTCCACGAGACTTGCGGCGGGCAAGCCTTTGAGTTTGAGTTCAGCAAATTCCATTAGCACTTTGAACTTGGCGGCACGTTTTTCTGGTGGTACTGACTTAACCTTGCGTGGCTTGCGTTCAACTTTCTTGATCTGCACATACGCACCGCAGTCATTGATCACTGCTTCGCAAAACTTCACAAGATTACGCATTTGGATTTTGCTAAGGTGGCTATAACCCTCGACCAATTGTGCGTCTTTGCCCTCAATCACAGTTTCAAACTCTGCAAGTTTGTGTTTCCAAATATTGGCAATATCTGAAATCATTTGAGGTGCTACATTTAGTCCACGGATCACTGTGATTGGCTTGTAGTCTGCGCTCATCTTGGCACCGTTGACCACAAACTCATCAAACATGCCGTCCAGTTCACCAGCACACTCGCTGACTTTTTCACGCAACCGATCTTGTATGTTGGGCTTGGCCGCAACAGGTGCGGCTTCTGCTATCACAACTTCGGGTTCACGTGCAGTCAGTATTTCTTGGATATAGCCTTGCAATCGCACTTGTTCTGTGTCTGTGAGTTCCAAGCCCACCATGCTCATGCGGCACAACCATGCAGTGGTCAGCCGAACTGCTGAGTCTGGCACACCTTTCAATGCACGAACATCTGCTTTGCGGCCATTGTGTTCCAAATAAGCCACCAACATTTCACGGGCATCTTTTTTGCCATAAAAGTAATTGTACCATGAAAAGGCAGCACTGAGTTGGCTGGTGCGATCGTCTGTGGGTTGCACACGCCATGTGGGTTCCAACCCTGTGTATTTGGTATCAGGACTGCGGGGATTCAATGGCTTTACAGCGATTCGTGTGGTGTTCATGTGGGCTCCTAGTGAATTTATACGTAATTATAGCAGAATTAGATTTATTGGTCAACCCTAGAAAAGGTAAACCCAAAGTACTATAAATATACCATGCCACGCTTATCCCTATATCGCCCCAATCGCACTAGAGACTATCAATTTCTGGACCGTACCATACGTGAAATGTACACTGTGGGCGGCTTGGATATCTACATCCATCGCTACATGGGACCGCAAGCAGGAGGTAACGATTCTGCACTGAGTGGCAACTTTGATGCTACACAACCCACCTATGTAGATGTGGATGTGCTGAACATTCAAGACTTGCTGTTGCTGGAAAACCGTGATAGGATCTATGATCCTGACGTGTATGTCATGCGCGGTGTGTACAACACACAGGACGTGGACTTTGACCTAACACAATTTGGTTTGTTCCTGAACAATGACACCATATTCATGACGTTTCATTACAACACCATGATTGACACATTTGGGCGCAAGCTCATGAACGGTGATGTGATAGAGATTCCAAACTTAACAGATTACCATCCTTTGAATCAAAACATACCTCGTGCATTGCCTAGATATTATGTGATTCAGGATGCAGACTTTGCAAGCGAAGGCTTCAGTCAAACTTGGTTGCCACACTTGTGGCGTGTGAAATGCACACCAATGAAGGATCAGCAGGAGTTCAATACTATTACCAATAAGCCTTTTGTGGTAGAAAACATCTGGGATCCGGGCAACTTCTATCCCACAGGTAGCATTGTGAACTACGGCGATACCTACTATCAGGCACAAAGCAATGTGCCTGCTGACACTGCTATTACCAATACCACGTTCTGGCAAGAGTATACACCCAGCACCATTAGTGATGTACAAGGCACACGTGAGAAAGATTACGAAATCAATGATGCTATTTTGGCACAAGCAGACGCAGAAGTACCGCTGTCAGGCTACGACAATACCACGTTCTACATTGAGCCTACCACAACCACAGGCGGGCCTGCTAATCCTACCAGTTTGACTGCTGATGAAAGTCTCACTGTGGATGGCACACAAGGTGGCATGAGTGTGACACCCTCGGGCGAAGGCTATGCTGCAGGATATCTCACTGGTGGTGGCACAGCACCCAATGGCTTGCCAGTTACTCCTGCTGTGAACTTCCCACCAAATCCTGTGGCAGGTGCTTATGTGCTACGCCTGGACTACAAACCCAATCGCTTGTTCCGTTATGATGGCGCACGTTGGGTCAAAGTTGATGACAAGGTTCGCACCAATCTCAACAACGGACCAACAAATAAAACACTGCGCAGCGGCTTCGTAAATAACACTGCTACTGTCAATACCAAAGACTTGGGCAACATTCCAAGTCGTCAGAGTTTGAGCGAAATTCTTCGTCCCCGAGCAGACAATGGTGATCAAGGTGGCTTCTTACCGCCAGGAACATAATGCAACAATTTTTTTACGACGAACAAATACGCAGATTCTTGTTGCAGTTCACAAGAATCTTTTCAGGTTTTCAAGTGGAGTATGCCAACGAAAACGACGGAGTAAATGCTGCCGCCTTGATACGTGTGCCTGTGCGATATGGTGATGCCACTCGTAATGCACAAACCATCTTGCAGGAAAACAGTCGCAACAGTTTGCCTTCTACTCCGTTGATGACATTTTACATCACTGGCTTGGACTATGAACAAAGTCGCATGCAAGATCCTTACTTTGTCAGCAGAATCAATGTGCGTCAACAGGCCTATGACCCTGCCACCGAAACTTACGAAACCACACAGGGCAATGCGTTCACTATTGAACGATTGATGCCTGTGCCGTTCAAACTCACCATCAACTTGGACATATGGACGTCAAATACCAATCAAAAGTTGCAGTTGTTGGAACAGGTTCTCACCTTGTTCAATCCCAGTTTGGAAATTCAAAGCACAGACAACTACATTGACTGGACCAGTTTGAGTGTGATGTACCTGGATCGTACCACCTGGAGCAGCCGCACAGTGCCTATTGGCACAGAAAATCCCATTGACATTGCCACATTGCAATTCAGCATGCCAATTTGGATATCACCACCTGCCAAAGTGTTGAAACTGGGCGTGATTGAACGTGTGATTGCTTCAATGTACGATGCACAAGGTGATTTGAACAATGCCATTGACAATGAAGACCTACTGATGGGCACTAGACAGGTTATCACACCGTTTAACTGGGCTGTTGTGCTGATTGGCAACAAACTACAATGTTTGCAACAAAAGTATCTCACCCAAGAACCCAGCAACGACTCATTGACTCCCACAGAAATTGTGCCTGACTCTAACTTGTTATGGCCAGCAGTGATTGACTTGTACGGATCATTGCGCCCAGGCATCAGCCAGATTAGACTTATACAACCTGACGAAACTGAAGTGGTAGGTACTGTTGCATTGGATCCTAATGATGACAGATTTTTGTTGTTTGATGTGGACATTGACACCACACCACAAAACACCTTGGATCCCATTGACGCTGTGATCAATCCATTGGTCACTGGTCCAAGACCAGAAGATTCTGTGTTACAGGGCGTAAGATATTTGCTTACAGAAGACACAGGATCGCTAGACAATCCCAATCCAGCCACAGACTGGGTTGGTGCAAATGGTCGAGGTCTTATGG